TTAATTAGTGTATTTGTTAATTAGTGTATTTGTTAATTAGTGTATTTGTTAATTAGTGTATTTGTTAATTAGTGTATTTGTTAATTAGTGTATTTGTTAATTAGTGTAATTGTATATTCATAAAAAAAATGATTTACCTACAATACCGAATATTACTAATATAATCCCGTAAACAACCTTTAACTTGGTATTCATACTATTTAGATACGTAGTTTATTTTTATATGGATTAATATCATCTTTAACCACTATATTTAACGGCGGCGCCTTGTAGACTTATTTCTCGTCTTGTCGTTGTTATTTCGGCTACGTTTTTGCTTGGCTCGCTTAACCGAAAACGTGGTCCACGGTTGAGACGGTCTGTCTGGTATATACGGCTCTAGATGGTCCCATTGTGGATGTCTCTCAATAAAATCCTTGGCTACAAATGCCTCACCACACGAACACCCCCAGCGCGCTGAAAATCCCATTTTCTTTGCGAGCGCTGTGTCCGTGACTATACCATCGAGCGCACCTAGAGGCTGGAACGGTTTGGGTCTATCAGACTGCGACATATATTCACGGTTGTCGCGCTCATAATGACTACAGCATGTTCTGGAACTAGGATTAATGCGGTTAAGGTAGACGTCGTAATGATCGGCCAGTATTTTTTGTCCAATATCAATGTCTATCTTTCCTTTGTGTTGCTTCATCAACTGTGTAAGCCGAACGCGTCTAGCACCTTGGTGGCGGCGAATGTCATCAAAACCCGTATTCTTACATTCAATATTTCTTATACGATCGTCGGTTGGGCCATTAAAACCGACAAAGTATCCGTTCTTCTTCTTCTCAACCTTTACAAATTTAAGTCCTAATTCAACGCGCATAATAGTATTTGTTTTAGTATCACCAAATAACCACGAGTTAGCATAGTCGCCACCATTGTTTTTGGTCAGCATATCTACACAATCATCCAGCGAATCTGCGTATTGAACCACATTGCGTATACGACAGCAAATAGGGTCGTTCAGTTCAAATACGTTAAATCCGCCCAATGTGGTCTCTGTACATATTAATCCGTTGCTATTTACGAAATAGTCGGTTCCGCTGGCAATGTGTCCGGGAGGGGACTGCATAATAAACGAATGGCCTTTTGTTGGCTTGACCTCTACGATTATATTACAGTGTTGCGCTTCAACGAAGAAATCAAACGTATTGTGAGCGCAAACTATCTTTCCATCCTTTGTGTAATCGCCTACCGCAATAAATCCGGTGCATTTATCCATTTTCATAGCATAATCAATTGTTTTTACTTCGCTCGACTTATCACCAGCGAACATATGTCCATACTTTTTATTAAGCTTTTCATTATCAACTACAAGACGCGGTATATAATCGGCAATATATGGAATACTGTAACTACAATTCCACATCAAAATATCGTCCATTGATATTTTGGTGCCGCGTGAGTTTGCTCCCTCCTTAATACCGCGAATCTCCTCGTAAAATTCGGGGTAGTTATTTTTAATTCTTGTTCCATATAACTCAGCAATTACTTCTGAAAAGAATTCGCGAGAGAAACCATATGTGTCCATAAGACTGAAATCAAGGATTTTAAACATGCTCTTTAATTCGGCGGCAACTAAATAGCCATTTGCATATCCTCGTTCATAAGGACCACCACGTATATTAATTCGTATCCACCCATTGGTTTCGCTTCTAGAACCATTCTTAACCGAAGTCATATTTATATATATATATATATTCATATTAAAACAATTGACAGTAATAATAATTTTATAGTTGCTCGCGTATTTTTTCAATCTGTTCGGTTTTCAATGTTTCTGGAAATACAACTGTGAAATCAATTACCAAGTTCCCCACATTATCATCCCTGTTCATTCCCATCTTAGGTATAAGTTTTTTGTATCCAGGAGTTATTATGTTGCCCATATTGTTAGTAATTTGAAAATTCCGACCATCAACATATTTCAATGTGAATTCAAATCCACAAAGTGCTTCTTTTAACGAGATTGTTTTACAAAATATTAAATCCAGACCGTTTCTGGTATACTCTGTTTTATTCTCAATCTTTACAAATATTTTAACATCGCCTTTATTTACATCGCTTATTATATTGCCCTTTTCTCTCAAGATGATTATTTCGTTCTCGTCTATACCCGGCGGGATTTTAACATACAGCACTTCCGTTTCCTCAGACTTTATATTCCCATGCATAATCCACCTGTCTACTTCTAATGGAATATTACAGCCAGCGTAAGCTGCCTCTATTGGTATTTTAATGTGCTTGATTATAGGAGTCGGTTTTTGTATTGAATGTCTAATATTTATATTTGGCATACCGCCCATATGGAAAAAATGAGTTTGTGAATTGTTTGTCTCGAATTGGGGAGGCATTCCGTGAAATAAACCGCCACCAAATAAGTCGCGCAAAATATCCTCAGGATTTAGATTTCCAGGCATCTCATCCCCACCGAAAATATTGGCCATTCCACCCATATCGTATTGTTTTCTCTTATCATTGTCTCCTAATACCTCATATGCCTCGCTTATTTCCTTGAACTTTTCACTAGATTCTTGACTGTTACAGTTCCTATCGGGGTGTGTTTCTAATGATAAACGTCTGTATGCGCGCTTAATTTCATCGAATTTTGCGTCTGATTTTAATCCCAATTTAGAGTAGTATCCTTTTGAATCAGACATTAATATATCATACATACATAAACTTAAATAATAAATTACGAATTAAATAAAATGGATTTGCCCTTTATATATAAATATCAACCGATGTTTTTACAAGATTTTGAAATGGATGACAAATTATTAGAGCTTATACAGATTCTAATAAAGATGGATAATCTAAATATATTATTCGTGGGCAACAGTGGATGCGGTAAAACATCTCTTATAACTGCTATCATCCGGGATTATTATGATAATATGAACTACAAAGATAATGTTCTATATATTAATACCTTGAAGGATCAGGGAATCTCTTACTATCGCAATGAAGTTAAAACTTTTTGCCAGACCTCTACGAATATTGTAGGCAAAAAAAAGATAATAATTCTTGACGACTTAGACGTTATAAATGAACAGAGTCAGCAAGTATTCAGAAATTTTATTGATAAATATAGTCATAATGTTCATTTTATTGCATCGTGCACTAACACAAATAAGGTAATTGAGAGTATTCAATCGCGCATGAGCACTACCAAAATAAAGGCTCTACATACTGCGAATTTATCCAAAATACTTAAGCGAATATGTAAAATAGAAAATATTTCAGTTGAACAGGAAGCAGAGGATTTTATTCTCTCAATATCAAATAATTCTGTTAGAATAATGATAAATTATTTAGAAAAATTTAAACTATTGTCTAGCAATATAACTCTTGATATTGCTATTAGTGTATGTACTAATATTAGCTTTCGTGATTTTGAAAGTTATACAAACATATGTAAGGTAAATAAAGACCTACATACAGCAATACCCATATTATATAAACTATTTGATAAAGGTTACTCTGTTATGGATATTCTTGATAATTATTTTTTATTTGTGAAAATTACAAATAACCTATCTGAAGATGAAAAATACAAGATTATTAAATTAATATGCAAGTATATTACTTATTTTTACAATATACATGAAGACGAACTTGAACTCGCGTTATTTACGAATAATTTAATTTCTATATTTAATTAGAATGACCGAGCAGCTATTTAAAAAAAATATATCTAATGAGCGTTTTTATAATTTTCTACAAGGATTTTGCGAAGAGGAGACGATTAACAAGACGAAATACTTCGTATTATCTAAAACTGCGTATAAAAAATTAAAATATAAGAATTTACTTCAGCCATTTTGTGAAGAAATGAGGGAATATTATCATCATTCTAAATCAAAGTATGTCGATAATGTTAAAACTTTTAATAAGTTTGTTACTATCATAAGACAAATATGTACCGTAAATGATATAGTATATATAAGTAAGGCTATATATATTAAATCTGTTTATGAGCCAGTATATTACATACTTACCGAAATTCCTGATGCCATCACCAAGTATTTTCCAAGCACATTGTTGCTTTCTAGTACCTGCTGCGAAGACATTCTGGATAGCCACGAATACTTCGACCTCAGCAGTAGTTCATTATCCGGAATGTAAATACCCAACATAGAATCGTGAAACTCTATGAATGTGCTTCCCATTAACTCGTCCAATGTTGCTAGTTTTCCGTTATTATCACGCCCACCCAAGTATTCGGACGTTATAATATTAATACCCTGTCTCTTTACCTTTTCGTTTAACCATAGTTGTATTTCGCCTGTAAATACAGACTCTGCTGTAGAGTCTTGAGAGATTAACGTTTCCAACATGTTAATGTAGCATTTCATAGTTTGGTTTTCTTTCGCACACCCCATTAGTTTCGTGCTAGGATAATAATTGTCGCGAGTCTCCATATTACATTCTGGCGTATTAACATTATTTGTATGTAATAATTCGCCAACGAACATTTTATCATCTTGAATTCCCGTATTATATATATATTTAAGACTGTCTAAACATATGAACGAATCGGGCAACAACATTCCTCCGTAAGTATCTAAAATTTTAGCTATAGCTAGCTCTCTTATGTTTGATTTAATTGGGTCAGCTACCTTATGAATATCAATATTCCAGTTTGGTATTAAATCTGAAAAAGACTCATCATTTATCAAACAAATATTAAAGTCTGATCCACACTTGTCTATAATTGTCTTCAGCGTCAGTTCTTTATATGGTTGGTTTAAATCCTTGGTATTTCTAGAGTAAAAGTCAACCCAGTTGCGTGCATTAATCTCATATTTTGAATGAATCCATATAATCGGTAATTTACTGTCTGGAAGCTTTTTGAGAAATTCATCCGTATCATTCAGTAAATATTTTTTAACAATCTTGTAATGGTCGTTTTCGTCATCTAAATATTTACGTTTAAACTCGTTATAAACTATCCCTAAGAGAGATAATACTACAAACGTATATAATAAATTTATTGTTTTCATCGTATATTATTATTTTAGATTATTATTATTTGTCTGTTATTTGTATCTTATTTGTTTGTTAATTTATATAAATTAGTCATAAATTTAGTGTTCATATTCTTATAAACTTCGTCTTGCTTTGCCAGCGAAAATGCACGTTCTGTATCTGTTCTTATTTCTCTCTGTTTATCTTCGTGTAGCATATCTTTGGAATCTGATAAAGATGGAGGGGTTATTTCTTGACTTGCTCTGTGATTTCGCAATTCCTCTTGATTTTTGAAATTTCGTCTCATGTCTCCTTCTGTTACGGGTATTACATTTTCGCGATGTGCGTTTCGCAAATCATCATATCCTAATGAGCTAAATAAACCAGAACTGTAACTATCAGGCGCATCTCCTAACAAATCTGCAAATGTATTATACTCGCTAGTATTATCATTGAAATTTCTGCTTGAAATAGCATCGCTAGCTATTTGTTTCTTTTTGCGAAAAACATCATTCATATTCTCCTTCGTAGTTACAGTAGTATCAATATCCTCATCAGATTTTAACCAGTCACCGTATCCTCTCTCAGAATCCTCGCTTTTCACGTTATATTTGTCAAATAACTCATTAAACACCTTGTTAAAATCATCCTGTTCGGTAAGTTTTTTAAAAATCTCATTATTGTCTGTTTCGTCTACAATATAATCAGTAGAACCTTTACCTTTTACTCTAAACTCGTGAATTGAATAAATAATTTTATATGCTTTTGAGAAAAATAAAAAATACTCTTTATCAAGATTACTTTTATCTGGATGGGTTTTCAATACTATTTTTTTGGCATATTTTAAATCAGACTCTGTAAAATCGTGTGTTAGATTAAATAAATTTAGTAAATCATTTAGCTCATAATTATCTAAATTTAAATCTATTGAATCCATTATATAATATAAATTTTTTTATATAATGTTTTTTAACATACAATATAGGTTGTCTTTATTTTACATAGTTGAATGTTTAAAATGCCGATTTTCTAATATTTAGAGAATTAATAGATTTTGTAAATTTTAGTTAATTTATAAAATTGATTTACGCCCTTGAACATTTTAAACACCTACCTTTATGAATTTTTCCAAATGTTCACTCGGATTGGACGTTCGTATTAAAGATAAACGAAACTTTATTGCGAATCACAGTTATGAATTGGACCAAAAGGAAACATTGCAGTATAGCGAAATTGATGATAATAAAAAATGTAAAATTTTTGGTATACAAAAAAGTAATATAGATTTTATTACTCAACAAAAAATGACTGGATGCGGAGAACACTATTACCCCCTTGCGAAAGACTTTAATGCTAAAAAAATAATTGGTAGTGATAGTGGTTGGAATCGAATACCTGTATCTGGAAGTAATCAAAGTTATAAAAAAACACCTGAACATATGCTAAAGGTAAATAAATGGTTAGTATATTGTAATAGTAAAGGTGCAAGATTATATCATCAATTAAACGAAACCCAATTTAATTTTATAAATGACCTATTTAAAAAATTAAAGGAATTACATTTGCAAGGTTTTAACGAGTTAAAACAATTAAAATAATCAGCATTTAAAATGTTCAAATGTGTAATAACAATATAGTTGAACTACATAGTCGCTGCTTTTATTTGAATTCTGGAAAAGAACTCGTTTACTTGACGCTCGTCCGCACCAGTAACCGAGTCGGAGGGAATAAACCAATGTTCTTTCTCCCGGCTATTCTCTTGGTAATATGCCAGAAGTGCCGGAATACCATTCACCATTTTCTTACTCTTTAATGCGAAATATAAATCCACAGTATCATCAATATCCAGTTCCACTATTACAAAATTACTCGGCAGTTTTTGGAACCAACTATCAACTAGTGGTTTTATTTTTTTACATGGATTACACCAATCAGCAGTGAATTTAAGAACAATAACATTATTTCCGATTCCTGAAAATAACGTTTTAAATCCAGGAACATCTAATTCCGTAACGATCTCGCGAGAAGCCATTATATAATACCATATTTTTTGTTTATATGAATTATAATGTTTATATGAATTCTATAAACGCTCTACTAGATTTTCTAGCTCTTTAATATCGGTTTCCTGAAATTTAACATGCGATTCCCAAAAATATTTACAATAAGCCCATTCAATCTCATAGTCTTCGCTATAGCTAGCATTGTGTTCATTTAGTAGTAGCTCTTGTAATTTTTCGGGAACTAAATAGAGACTTTTTCTAGGAATGACATAGCTTAATTGCACTAATGGATGTACTGGATCTGGAGGTGATGTCTCTATAAATGTAACATCAAAAGCAGGAATATATTTAATCAAATCCTTCAGAAGAGGAGGATAATTATATTTGTAACTCCATCTCCAGTCACAACATCCAGTTGTATAATATTTAAGAGTCCATTCAAGACCCTCTAAATAATTCACACATATTTCTTTGCGACGTTCATCGTCTATTTTAACATCAAAGAGACGCTGATAATATCGCTCTTCCCATCCATTCTCGTGCGGGTTTATATATAACTCAACGCTTCTATCAAGCATTGGTATAGAAGTGAATTTTTCATCTAGCTTACCGCTTCTGGATTTGGTGTTTCGCGCCTGCTTCTCCCTAATCTGATACTCCTCAATCATTAGTTTATCTTCGGTATCGGCCAATTTCATTATAACCTTTCTAAGATTATTCCAACGTATGGTGTCGCCATTTGTAAGATTTTCATTTGTTTTTCCAATTACGCTTTTATATGCGTCCATTATACGATCAATACCCGTTGTTCTAATATTTAATGCTGGGAAATGTGGTAAAAAGTCATTTCCCATAAAAAAACACAATAATATGTAGTCAAATATACGATTCAATTTCTGTTTTGTTTCCGGTTTTCTATTGTCGTTTAGGTCATACGCAAGCGCAGTTGCGAATTTTGGAATATCCATCAGGTAACTGCAATTTGGATTAAGACTCTTGTCTAGACTTTTAATGAAATGTGGTGTCTCGCGATATAAATACATTGATTCCGCAACGTCCAAATGGTTAAGTGTAAGCATAATTAAATCAGCATCCAAACCATATATAACAGTTGTAAATTTTTTATGCTCGTCTGGGTAATCCCTAATATACTTATATAGTTTATGCTCTCCTTCTCCTGGTTCGTCAGAGCAGGATACTATTAATTTATTTAGTCCATATTTATTAGCGTTAGTAAATGTGTAATTGATATGAATATCTAATTTTTTCATAAACTCGGTTCCGGGTGTAATAGAAACTGTGTCAAAATTGGAAGATGTAGCTATTCCCAGTTTGTTCTGTAAATCTTTTTCTAACCAAGACTTATACCTTCTGTTCTTTTGCTGTTCTAATTTAGCAATAGGAGCAACACCATCAAATGCAATATAAACATTATTTTTTGGACCCAATACCTTTATATAGTGCTTTATCTTATCACATACCATATTAATTATAGTCATTTCAACATCAGAACTAGCGCTACTCGCCCCCTTTTTTTCTAATTCGTGGATTGAATCATATATTAGTGAATTGCAATCCATATATAAATTATGGATAGCCATTCTGACTGACTCATGTTTTATCAATATACTACGGTGTTTACGAACAATGTGAGAGAAATAACTAGGAATACCCATATTGAGATATATATATCTTGTTGGGTTTAAATCTATTATCAATTATGCTATAATGAATAATATATATATTATATATATATGGCTATTCAACTTACATTATCTAATTTATTACAGTTAACCTCTACATTATCTCCTGTATTGATTACATTTTTTTTAGTAATGCTTTCTCTATTTAACCTGAATCTTAAAGGAATAATATATTTGTCTGGCGTAATGTTAGCAACGTTTCTTAATTATATATTGGGATTTGCATGGGCAGGCGAAAAGAAAATAGATCCGCCCCCAATGTGTAATTTACTGGAGGGACCTTGGACACACCATACTGATCCGTCGTCTAGCAGTCTATATCTAGCATTCACATTAGTCTATTTGTTTATGCCCATGTATTTTAATAATCAAATGAATATATATTTATTAACGACGCTCCTTGTGTTTCTTGGTATTGATATGATAACTAAAATCCAAAATAGCTGTACAAGCACGATGGGTGCAATACTAGGAATGGTTCTTGGCGGAGCTATGGGTCTTATATGGTATGCGCTATTTAAATCATGTGGTTTCGACAAGTTGTTATATTTCGAGGAATTCCAAAGTAACAAAATGTATTGTAGCAAACCTGGTAAACAAAAATTTAAATGTAGAAATACTAAGTCAGGAGAAATTATAGCAACTATGGGCTAGAAATTACGTGGAATAATTTGATATGTTGGCATTTATATATTTTATGAAATCATTAAGACATTGTCGGCGTTTAAAAGAATGCATCATTCCCTTTTCATTATAATTATTATGTTTCATTATAATTATATAGTTCTCTATTATTTTACGTGTATTTGCTCTAGAATATAGTTCATTGTTTTGTTCAACTGTAAATTCTGGTGTTCCTAGTCGCTTGTTTAATATGTTGTGAAAATCTACCATTAGTTTTATTAGTTTTTCGCGTGTGTCTATATTTTTCTGGTTAATAGTTTTTATTATATTGTTAGCGTGATTAGAACAATCGCTACACGGTAGGTTATTACATATGTTAAAAATTTGGTTCATTAGTAATTTAGTATGTCCGTCGTTATTTAATTTATAAGTAAGTGTGTGTAATAAAAACCACACAGCTTTTCCCCATTCTTTTTTAGATACCATTAATATATATAAACACATAATATAAATAATATTAATGAACTACACAATTGATTGTAATATTAATTTTTATGATGAACTTATGAAACCAGATCTAGAAGACAATAGTGACGAAAAGAACTGTCTAATAACCGATAAACCTCTCACAGATAATTATATTACACTTCAATGTAACCATAGCTTCAATTATCATGCTATTTATAAAGAGGCTATAAATCAGAAAACAAAATATAATCCGAATGAAATAACAAAACTAAAAATGAACGAGCTAAAATGTCCTTATTGTAGACAGGTAACGCCAAATATATTACCATATGTTCCTTCTATCGATTCTGTATGTAAAATAATAGGCGTCACTATTCCGGTTAAGTATTCGCTTACACATAAGAAGTGTTCTTGGGTATTTAAAAGTGGTAAGAATAAAGGAAATGTGTGTGGCTCGCATGGATTTACTAGCGAACATGGAGATTACTGTGACAAACATTGGAATAGCATGAGTAAAACCAAGAATATAGAATCTATAGAATGGACAGACAAAATGCAAGAATTATACAATACTAATAATATGAGTCAAATGCGTGAGCTGTTGCGTAACAGTAATATGAAAGTATCTGGTAATAAGAGAGAACTAGTAATAAGAATAATTTCAAAAAAATAAAATTTTTTTTTTTTAATTCTCATTTGTATTTTCCGAAAATGGACAAAAATAAATGTCCATTTTCGGTTTTTTCTATTTGAGAATTGAAAAAAAAAAATTTTTTTGCAAAAAAAAAGTTTATGTAGTATACATTTATTAAACAGGTATTTTTATGTAGTGGAGTGGTTGGT